GCGGTGTTGATTACCGCCGGCAGGACTTGAACGGCGGAGATTGACGGATGACGAGCGGCATACGCGCAGCGAGGCGGCGAGTTTGGAACGCAGGAGATCGAGCAAGTTGACGGATGATGCGCGAACTGCGCCACGAGAGGCAGCGAGTTCGACGGCGGAACCTTTACGATTAGCTCCGCGTCGGACGTGCCAGGACTCCACCAGTACTCTACACCGGCGATTTTCACAGTGCGATCTGGCCGCAACGCTACCGGTACGAATGCATTTGCAGCCGCGACGTCGGCATAAGGGCCATACCAGTAATCAAGCGGCCCGGGGTTGACTGTCTTTATGGGTACAGTAAGTTCTAAAGGGAGAGCCATAGTTAAGAGGTTGTTATTTGGAATCTGTGATTTGCCGCAAAGGGTATACTGTTTGTCATAACGTATAGGTTATACGTTCTGTTGGTACTGCCCGCGTCCTGCACGGTGATAGTAGACGCCACGAAACCGCTGGTAATATCCGCGTTAAGGGCGTCAAGATCTATAACGCTTTGCAGTGTGAAGCCAGGAGGCAGCGCGATAACAAAAATCTTTTGCACCGTGCCGGTGTTGAGCTGAAAACTTGCACCGGCAGTTTGAAACGCAGAGCTTAATGCACGCACCGCAGTGGAATCTGCGGGTACAGCGGCCACCGGTCCAAAGAAGCGTAAGAAACGCGCCAGGATAGTGAACAGCGCGGAGGGTATAATAGCATTGCCATTGTTTGCGTCCTTGGCATCGCCTCTATACGAGCGTGCAGCGCCGTTTGTGTTGAGCTGATAAGAGCCTACGTTCAAGATCTCGGTGCCGTCGTTGTTGGTATTGGTGGCCAGCGTGCTAGGTGCAGTTGCGTCTACAATATCTAACACGTTTACCTGGCCAGAATTGTTTGTTACTGCCCAAGTAAAGGTCTTGTTGCCGGAGATGGTGGTGCCTACCTCTACGGTTTGAGCTTGGCCGGTTATTGCAAGCTGTCCAGACCATACAGGGGCGAGGTAATCGGCAAGAGCTATGGTAATCACCTCCACGGCGGACTTGCCCGCAGCGGGCACCGTCTGGCCGTTGGTGAACTTGCCGAAAGATTTACCAGGTCCGAGGGTTGCAACGATGTCAGAGGGAAAAAGAGACACGGCCGGAGCCGGTCCGTTGTTCACCCAACCATCTTGCACGTCCCAAATGTAGCGTATAGCCTCAAAGCCTGGCCCCTCGTCAACGTCAGCAGACCAACCAGGTTGCCCGGTAGGGTATGCAGATTCGAGCGCCATGAGGCTCACAAATACGCCCTTGTATCCTGTATCAACACCACCGCCTGAAATGTTCAAGTCGATGTTGATAACGTCGGAGTTGATCTTAATGGTTATGTCCTCGCTCGCTTCGCCATCTATGCCGTCCCAAAGACCCTCATTGATCACAAATTTTCCGTTCAACCACAACTTGCCATCGACTTTCAGAAAGTAAATGTAGTTACTGTCTTTCCGGATCTTGGACGCGGGCATTTGTATGCGGATCTGCCCGGGCGATTGTGTCACCTCAAAGGTTAAACTCGGGTCGGGTGCCGATGCACCGATGAAAGCGAGCATAGTAACGGTAGCGTCGCCGAAATCATAGTCGGCACCGTCGAGCTTTACCAAAAATGTTTGGTCTATATCCTCGTCCTTGCGGGCAAAGATGTCAAGACGGCGGGAAATGTCGAAACTTATTTGGCTCATATCTTACCAATGTTTAAAGCTGATTTCTGTACAGAGTGAGCTACGCCACTGAACCCCCATAGGGTGTATATTGTGCGGTTGTTATCAAGAAAGCTTTTTACGTTTGTCTGCTCTGCGACACCATTCGACTTTAACATCTTGCTTTCGGCGTAGATCTCGTCCGGAGACAATGGTGTAGAGAACTCGTTTAGCTTGTGCATGATCCCAAAGCGAGTGTAATGCACGGGATCACCTATAACGAAGCGCGCCAACGTGAAGTAGGCAAGCATGTAGGCGATACCAGGGAAGTAAATAGGGGCACCGTTGTAAGTGTATACCGTACCGTTGAGCAACTTTTTGTAGTCCTCATACATTGGGTCCCCTTGATCCTCGAACTTTGTGATAAAATCGTAGTATAGTGCATCATTCAGGAACGGCCGCAGGTCATACTGTTGAGCTTCTTTTATGTACGGCTGCACACGTGCCTCGTCAAGCTCCGCCGTTGGGCGCACCCGCTTGAGGTCCTCCCGGTTTATTAGATACTTGTCCATATACTTTGGGTGCGATGGTGAAATTTGTGAATAGTACAGGTTGGCCCCACGCTGTAAAGATGTCCCGGATAGGTGTGCTTATGTCATCCCTCCCCAACTGAGTCTCTACGTTGTAGAATTCATATGCCTCTTGGATCTGCGCACGATTGAACATTCCACTTTCGGGTGCCACGCCGATAACCTCCATCGGCTGGCCAAAGTTTTCACGTATAGCGGTCTTTGCTTCTTTACTCAAACCTTCGTGCAACTTGTCCAAGTTGGTCATGTTCAATTGTTCGAGTAGTTGACGCGTTGTTCCCAACGGGTCCTCTACTACCATTGTCGAGTTAGCGTTACGTGAGCCTTTGAAGTGCTTGCGCAGCTCGTTAATAAACTCATTCTTTTTCGTGCTGTCCTCGAACACGCCAGGGTAACGGAAGATCGAGCCAAGTGCAAATCCGTTTTGAATGCTTGACACGTCAAATATACCCATCTCTCTTTGAGCTTGTCCGTACTCTGCTACCGTGTCGAAGGTCGCGTATGGGTATTCAAGTTCTTCCGGTGTCCAATACAAGATCTGCCCGGGGTAATTTGCAATTCCACCGTAGGCTTGGATCTGTGCAGCCACAACGGAGGGGTTAGGGTTAAATACAGGATATTGATAGATTACGCGATTTCTACGGAAGTTTTTAAAAGGGTTCATTTCCCAATTCGACGAAACTTTTATGTCCTCTATGTGACCAAAGTCGTCAACAGGTATGCCCATGCGGGCGTACTCGAATTTCAAGTGTTTAATTTCTGAGATCCTATAATTAAGATCGTAGTTGACATGTAGAGCGAAGCCGCCATACGTGCCCATGTCATTGGTGATCAAGCGCAAAATAGTGTTGGCTGTCTGGCGCTTTCTGTTCACAATGTACGCGCCGAAAATAGGGTCGGCGAAACCAGACCCGTATAAGAAGCCGGATAGGGTTTGCGTTGCCCTCTTAGTGGTGTATGATCCGTTCCGGATCTGCCACATACGTTGAGGGTAGAGATTGTCTAGGTCATACGACTGAATGCCCACCGTACGGTCTATACGAGTGGGCATTCTGTCTAATACAACCGTTTTACTAAACGTGTATACCATGAGTTGGTGTTATTCTCCTTCTACAAGATTCAGATAGCGGTTGATTGTTTGTACTGCTGTTTTGCCGGACTCTCTGTAGCAGATCTCAACGAGCTGTTTCAACTCTTCCGGTTTCAACACGCGACCCTTTGCCAAGGTCTCGTCTTTTCCTTCGCCATCTCTACGAATGTAAAGAGGACGACGCAGGGCGTATGTGCCTGACGGGATCACACCGTAGGCAGGTTCGTCAAACGTTTCCGCTTGGTTCTCCTGATTCGGGTTCGGGTTCAGGTCGTTTTCTTGATCGAGGTTCGGGTTTTGCTCCCCCTCCGTTGCTTTCTTCGCCATTGTTTTCGCTGTTAGTTACTACAAAAAATTGATCGAGATAGGGATTAGCAAGTACGAGCTGCTTATACAGCTCGTACGTTAAATCTTCTTTGCTAATCGTGCGGGTGCCGATTTTCATTTTTTCGGTGCCCGGTTGAAATGATACTGTTATCATGTGACGGTTACATTAAGCGGTGAAAATGCGATGCCTTTCGACGTTGTTATTTTCAGCTTGTACGGTCCTGCCGTCAGTGCGACGGACGAGAACGTAATAACCGTGTCAGAGCTTACAGTTACGGCTGTCTGTGTGGTTTCTGCAAGGGTCGATTGATTAACCCATTTAACACTCGTCACTGCCGACGCTACACCACCACCAAAGAAACCTTTGCCGGTAATCGTGAAGCTCGTAGAGCCGCCTGCCGCTGCCGCCAGAACGTTCATGTTCAGGATGGCAGGTAGGTTGGTCAAGCTCGAAACATACGCAAGGGTGCCCGCGTAGTCAGTGGAGAGAATCGTTTGGGGTAACTTGCTTTCATACTGGTTTTCGTCCGTGGCGAGGGTCACGACGTACGCGCCGTTATTCTCGTTAAGGTTTTGAATTACGCCAGGTTGAAAGGTGAGACCGTTGTTTAAACCATACACCTCAAAAGCGGTATCGTCTTTAACGGATGCTTGAACGATCGCAATGAATTTGCCCACCATCATTTTTTGAATGTTGTTCTTTTGGGCTTGCGTCCGTTCGAAGATATACAGCCCGACCTGGTGTTTAGCCAAGTTCTGGCCGCTAGCCGCGCGGATAACCTCTTGTTGAGGTGTGACGGATCTACCAAAGCCTTGGAACTGGTAGCCGCTTGCGCCGCCTGCCAGGATTAAAGCAGTGATAAGATTTTCAATAGAGCCAGCCGTAAAGCCAGTTACCTCACCGTAGTTCAGTAACGTAACGTTAGGCTCTGCTCCACCTTGTAAAGGAGCGGCACAGTTGTAGCCGCTCCCTTGTGTTAAATCGCCACATCCTCCGGCCATACCTTACGCGTTTAGTACTACGTCTGTTCCGTCGAATACTCCGATAACTGCCGCTTTACCACTGGCCACTATGGCGAGCGTTGCGGCTGCTGCTTTGATGTTCGTACCCCACGTTACCGTCCGGCCTGTAGCATCGGAAGGGATAATAAAGATTACTCTATCACCCGCCACCAGGTTTACTTTAGAACCGTTGGCAATGTTGATGGTCACCGCACCAGTGAGAACTGGCAAATACAAAATTTGCTCGTTCACACCTTTGAGGACAGGGATTGCGTAAGCTGCACCGAATACGGGCAGATCTGCCGTCAACCATTCCCAAAAGCTGTAAAGCCGGGAAGTGTTGTCTTTGGGTTTGTTTGCAATGTTCCTCATGCTTATGCGTGGTAAAGTGTCAGATCTTGACCGTATACGATTTGCGTATCGAAAGCCATTTTCATTTTTAAAGAACCACATGTCACTATTGTTTTGGACAGGTGCAACTTTGATAGCTTTCAAATCGGCCATGCCTTGCGAGCCAAGCCAAATGTTAGATCCCCGGGTGGAGTCTGCGATGGTGGCAATGATGCAGTTATCGGGCATACCTACCAACGGCACAACAGGGCGACCGTTGAACTTCATGATACCTTCGCTAGTCACGTCAACGCCTTTGTAGTTCTGCAACTTTTGAGCTTGCGCATAAGTCTCGCCGTCTTTTACAGAGCAAAGAAACTTATACTTGCTGTTCCGTCGCGTAGGAATACGCGAAGCGTTGAAGGTGTCCAAAAACTTGTCGAAGATGTTCGAAGTAGTCAGCGCGGCATAGTTGGCCACGTCGATAACATCGGGATCTGCGAGAGCTTTTGTAACGAGTCCGTCGAAGCGGTCAAAGGGATCTGTGCCGGTGGCTTTGCTGCCTTGCAAAATCGCAGTACCCATGTACTCGTTAACCCCGTTGGGGCCTTCGATAAGATACTGTAGCATTTGCGTCTGTACAGCGCTGTCAAGCTCTGTAAAGACGAACTCGCCGTCCGGTGCAAACTCTTCCCACAGATCGCGAAAATCGTTAGGGTCAAACTCAACGTAGACCATGAAAGGGTCAGGGTCGAGCACACGTTCATCTTCTGAGAACGTGCCAAGGGGTGTGGGTGTGGCCGCAAGCGGTTGAATGATTTTCGACATTTGCATACGAGGGATGGCGCGACGTTTTTGGATATTATCCGAAACGTACACCAAGCCCAAGTCTACAACTTCGTTTCCGACGGTGGCCATCGTCATCAATTCCGCAACCACATCACCCCAGAAATTCGAATTAATTGTAACTCCCATTTTTTAAAGGTTGGTTTATTTGTATCTGTTTTTGTTCTTTTCCTCTATTTTCTCTTTTGCAAGAGCCATAGGGCTTTTACCGCGAGGCGCGGCGTGTGCTGTCTTACCGGCTGCTACAGGGATCTCACCGTTAGAAGAGATCTCGCTACGGATCTGTTTCATTTCATTTGCTACCGCAGCCTTTACTGCGGAATTGAGTTGTTTTACCAACTCTTCCATAGAGATCGCGGCCGGTGTTGCCTCCGGTGTTTTCTCTTTGTTTGCAGGAGGAGCAGCAGGTGCAGCGGGTGCAGGAGGTGCAGGTGCGGCGGAGGCATCCTTAATGGATTCCACATAAGAAAGCCCGTCGTCGTGTGTCGAAGAGGTGAGGGTGCGACCGTCTCCCAAGAGGTGGTCCCCGTCCTCCAAGTTCTCGGTGGTTGCGTTACCTTGGGCGTCTGCATACACGCATTGTTTGCCAGTGGGATCTTCCCCCTCGTTGGCATACACGAATATGTTTCGCGGGTTTTCGCCTCCACCGGTCAGGAGCAGTGCAGTTGGCTCAAGGGCTATAGCTTCGATGCCGTAGCGCTTGAGCGTCGCGTTAAGTTCAGCTCTCTCTTTCGAGGTGAGCTTTTTCTTTTTCGCGAACGGTGTTAGTGCGTTGAATTTGTTGTTGAACATTATATAATCGATTGCTATTTGTAAGTCACCAATTTCATCGGCCAAGCCTGCATCTAATGCAGCTTGCCCCACGAAGATCCTGCCGGTATAGGCCGTCTCTTTATCGATCTCGGGTCGAGCTTCTGCGATACCGGTAATAAATACGTCGTTGGTGGGATCAAGCAACCAAGCCTTTATAGTTTCCTGGTTGCCAGCGAGTGCATCGTGGTAGTCTTTGTTTTTGTCTACGGACTGCGTGGCATAGATGTCTATGATTTTTAAACCTTGTTGCGCGAGATACTCAGAGTCATCTACCAGAGTAATCATGGTGCCGATAGATCCAAGTACGTCGATATTATTCGACATGAAAATTCTTTCGGTGCATGCACCTATCCCCATCGCCGCGGAACACATCATTCCATCGACAACGGTAATGATAGGCTTTTCGAGTTGTGCTATTGCGCGCTGCATCACTTCAACGCCTGTACTCATACCACCAGGGGAATCAATCAGAAGGATATGGCCCCGTACTTGAGGCAGTTGATCAGCGGCTAAGAGTTGCTCGGCACGTGTTTCCATTCCGATCTCGCACCAGCTATCATACTTAAAGATGGGGCCAATAATGGGTAAGACATGTACACCGTCAGTAACGTTTAGGTCGTCTGCCTCGTCGGTGTCCAACATGTAATCGTCGTCATCGTCATGGAAAGAATACGGAATAGATTTTCCGTTTAGTACGACGTAGGGTTGGGGTTTTTCTTCGTTGTCCTCTTGCGGGTCCACTGCTTCGCCCCTCAACAACTTCGCAACGATAGGCATATAGCCACGCGCCGCGTTTGGGTTGATATGCCATACGCCACTGCGCAGGGACCGCAAAAGGTTTAATTTGCTCATACTGTTTTCCGCCTCTGGTAACAGTCCACAAAATTATAACTTTTGCAATAGTAGGTAGGGTCACAGATTTGACCCTACCCCCTAACAGACCTTTCGAATGGCGCGCTTTACTGTGCTTGTGGAGGTGTCGAAACTTATCGCAGCGCGTTCAATTGCTGCGTTATAACCATAACCTAAGTTCCTCTGTTCCTGATAGTAAAGCGCGATTTTAAAGTAAATGAAGATCTCCGCAGAAAGGAGACCGCGACGGAAAAGTAACTCCACGGAGCCGTCTTTATAAAGCTGCAATAATATCATAGTACCTGCGCTCTGGCGAGCTGTTTGTATCGTTGTTCAAGTCCGGCGTTAATATCTTCCACGGTCACGACGATGGTAGGCGGAGGCGTGGTAACAGTAAACCCGGAGTTTGCTGCGGCCCTGGCCGTAGCGATCTGACCGCCGTCAGCAGCATAAGAAGTTTTAGCCCCGAGGTTACGCCCGCCGTGTTTCACGTTCATAGCGTTTAGATAATTGATTTCACGCGATGCATTTTTGTTGATGACGTAGAAGTTTTCGCCGCCCTCCACTTCGATAGCGTGACCTGTTTTAATGTCAACATATTTGCTGCCACCTCCTGCGTGTGACGGGCCACCAAATGTACCAGCCTTGCCAATCTTTCCGCCACGTGCTTGCGCTTGAAAGCT